ACCAAAAAACCCCCTCTTAAAAGCTGTTGCTGCAGCATTAAACATTGAACCAAAACAACAACAAGATACTGTCAATGCAATTGTGTCGCGCAAACATTTTATTCGTCCCGAGTTTGACGAGCCTAATGTAGAAACAGACCCATTGTCAATGACATTATTTTATCCAACAAATGATTTATTTACAACAATGATTACACAAACTAATTTAACAAGACAATATAATGAAGTTAAAACATCTTGGAGAACATTGCATGCAATTATAACAGAATATGATGAAGCAGAGCTTGAAATGTTTTCATTAAAAGTTCAGATTGATACAATTTTTGAGGAGATTAGTTTTAATAATGTTGAAAAAAATAAAAGAAGAATTGAAGAATTGTTGAAGAAGAAAAAGCTGTCTTATAAATTTACAACAGTCGAATTAGTGGGACCAGTGTTTAAATATGTAATTAATGCGTTAACCCGGAAAGATGGCGATGTAGATAATGATGATGTAGATGTAGAAAGGTTGTTAACGAAAGAGCAACTAGTGGAGCTAGAACAAAATAAATCAAAAAAAGGTGCGCTATTTGAAATTATTAAATATTTGGGTAAAACATTTGTAACAAATTACCGAGACAACATTGATACGCAATTTGAAAATTTAATTAAAACGATTGTTAAATTTAAAGAAACTCTTACCAAAATGAGCACATTGACAAAAAACCAATATGTAAGTCAAACAGAATATTATACAAAATATAAGGATTTTTTGCAAGCATTTCATGCAATTGTTCGCGACACTACCTCATCTGATGACGCTCGCAAGAATGTTGAAGTCACAATCACACAACAAATGCAAGAGTTTTTGTTATCGTGCATTAGGATTGATATAATTATACATAATTCCCTCATTGATATAGCAAGACAACTTCCGGAACAGTCAAAAATTGCGGATCTAGATGAATTTATTAATAATTTAAAGATAATGCAACACTCTGATTTATTAAATCCGCAATTATTAGAGATTGGAAGAACTTATCTTAATACTTTCATTGTCGATTTTTTACATACTCGTTACGATTATAGTAATAGAATATGGGATGTTGTGCAGAATTTCACTAGACTTTTTCTTGAAGAAAAAAACATCTTTATCCAAAGATTTTTAAGTGATTATAATAAGGTTGCACGTCAAGAAGAATATAAACAATATAAACAACAAAGAGATTCCGTGAAAGATGTGCCCCTTCTAATAGCTCTTAATGACGGAGTTAACCCAGAATATAAATCACACTACGATAATTTTGATAAGATAGATGTGAAAAAAGAGCGCATGAATATATTATTTCAATACATTGCGCTTATAGAAATTTCAATTCTTCGTTCAATCACTTTTTATACACAAGTATTGAACGATATTGAACTTAAAATATATTATTGTAATTTAAACGAAAGTCTAGAAAAGTTGAATAACGAACTTAAATTTAAGGTTACCCTTATAGAGGTAGGTAAAAAAAAGGGTACATTACTTCAAGACCAGACCCATTTTATAAGTGCCCTTGCAACATTGTCTGCACAACAAGACGCGTTTTTTTCAGGTATGTTCCCTATAACCCAAACAAGCGTGGAACAAATGTGTAACAAGGCGCTAACTGACATTGGGTCAGTTATTAATTTAGAAAATGGCATTGAAGATATTATGTCAAGAAATGGATATATTTGTCATACACAAACATTCCAAAACCCGTCTACTTTATTTATGTTGTCGATGATGAATGTAATGTTTAAAAATGCAGTAGAAAACAAATTGAAAATTAAACCGTTAATTTATGAAAACACGAATTATTGGAGATTGTATGAATATCCAGATGAACGCAATAAAACGGACATTCTATTGAATGTCGTGATACAAATATTAAACGTGGATTTACGGTTATCAAATGCAACAATTGCGCATAAATATGCAGACGGCGGTTATTTTGATATAAGAAAAATGAGGCGAATATTGGAATTAATAAATAAAGGAGATTTTGAACAAATTCTTATAATTCTATACCAGATTTTTAAAATCAAATTTATAATTATTAACATGTCTGATCCAGGTCCTGACCCGAATTTAATTATTACCGGTTGCAGAAATCCAGTGGTAGACCCTGACCCTGACTTTAAAGAAAGTAAAGATACGCAAAGTAAACTTTTAAGATTTGCATTTATTATTAATTACCAGGGTCGATATTACATTCCGTATAATTCAAAAATTAATGCGATGTTATATGATGTTAAACAATTGAAAAGTGTTGGGTTAAATTATTTATTATGGTCAGGATGTTACAAATACATAAATTCAACAAATAAACCACCCGCATTGAAAAAAATGTATGATGAATTAACTGCACAAACTAATTCACAGTCAGGTGGTGCAGCAGGGCAACCAGACCCACCTACAGTAGAAGTTGCGCCAAGTAGAGAGCCAAGAGAGCAAGAAATGCGCGCAACTAATGATAATTATAGTATTAAAAAAACTTATTCAAAAGACTCCACATTAAGCTATTACGTTGCGATTGACTTGATGATGGTCCCCGGCACTAGCATTAGTCTTGCGCAAAAGGCCAAGCTAAAGTGTCAGATGATGTCAGACAACATAAGAAAATCATTGAGCCTGATATTTGGAACGGTTTATGTGCCAACCCCGATATTTATAACAACTGCTGATAAGACCAGCAATAAGGAAGACAAAGACCGTATAATCCAGTATAATACAGTGTCAACACTTGTGAACGAGAGAGGATTAAATAACTTGAAAGGAAGCGATTTTTTTGATGCAATGAAGGTTGCAATACAGCGAAGCAACCGGTTTAAGAACGCGTTTTCGCATTTAAGAATTGCATCAAGTGAATATAATTCAATATTAAAAAATCACAACATTGCGATTGAAGACCTGAATAACCTGATTACGGATGCGACTTATCTCAATTATCGCGGCGGCGCGGGCACTCGCAAAGCGACCAAGATGGTCCCCCGTGTGAGAAAAACGCGCAAACAAAAGTTCTAGAATGTTCTAGAATGTTCTAGAACAAATAGTCTTCAAACATGATAAATTGGCACCGGTATTTGGACCTTAATTCGTCGCATAAGAGGTGAATTTTAATTTTGTGCAAAATAATCATGTTGGATTGTATTTCATTGATGATGGACGCGACCCTTATAATCGGGGTCCAGTTATTTGCGCAAAGCAGCGAATGACAGCAGAAACAGTCTGTGCCCAGATATTTTTTAATATAGGGTATCATTGACGGGTCACTAATGCGTTTGATATCATTATAGTTTACTCCATTGATGTGTATATTCGCAGGCATTTTGAATGGATATGAATAACACAATTCAAACACAAATGTATTGTCATTTATATTGACTTTTAACAGTTGATTATTATCGTATTTTTCTATGCTTACATTTTTACACTGCGCGTAGATGGAGCCGATTTCTTGTATTAGCCGGGAATTGGCGGACCCTTGCGTTTTTGCATTTACGTTAATCACCAATTCTGTAAACTGCAAATTGTCCGGAATGTTGAAGTGCGTTGTTAATGATTGTTGTTTTGTTAAGGTTGCATGATTGTTGCTCATTATAATGTAATATAGTTTAATATATTATATTATATTTATGTCTTTTTATATTTGTATTGTTTGTTGATTTTTATGCGATTAAATTGTGCCATACATTACAACAAAATTAAAACCAAGTCCAGTCACAACATTATTTCCACTTATAGATAAGCAATTAGAATTTCTATTGACAAGGCTCGTATTAGTATATGTGTTCCAAGTTGTACCTTTATCTTTACTAACAAAATAAACGCCTGTATTTGCATTGTTCGCTGCGATTGCATTATTGCCAGAAACGCGGATTGAATCAATATTTCCAGACAGTAGAGCACTTGAAAAGCCAGCCCCATTAGCAGTTGAATAATAAATAGTGTTTGAATTCGTTGACACCATTACAACATTATTAGTGAGGTCGGCAGATATTGAAGTTATTGTAGGACTACCGAGAGTTGATAACTGTGTAAATGAAGCAGTAGTGTTGAAATTTGCTTGAGAACGATACACGCCGGTCGTTGTAACAACATAATAATAATTAGTAGAATCCATTGTAACATATCTGCTGTTTCCATTACCAAAAAGTGATTTTGATATCGAGCTATAGGTAGCACCAAAATTAGTTGACACCCAAAGTTCTCCAGTAACTTCTACGCAGGCTGCCGCACGAGCTCCACTTATACACATTGCATTGTAGCACAGTCTATTTGGGCCTGCTGTGGATTTGCTCCAATTAACCCCATAATTGCTTGAATAATACAAATTAGTAGTGGTCCCTCCTGCATTGAGACCTCCAGATGCGACTGCATTGCTGCCACTTATTGCAACACTTGTATATGAAATATTAGTCGGCACATCGGTAGATTTATAAAATGTTTTTCCATAATCACTTGAATACCAAATGCCTGATGTTGATGAAATAGTGCCTGCAATCACATACTTACCTGAAATCGCAACCGAAAAAACGTTTTCACCCATGTAATTAGAGGCAGTTGGAAAAGGGATAGGCGCCTTCGCAAAAATCACATTTAAGTCTTTTACTAAACCGCCACTTAATGTAGTATATTTCGTTGGGTTCGCGCTCGCATCGAGTTCAACATATGGTTCAAATATATCTGTAAGGTCCTTACCATTAGAAGCTACATAATTTGTATTGTATGTTAATTTTGTCCCAGATACAGATAATTCTGCAAAAATGTTAATTAAATCTGTTTCAACCCCATTTACAAGAGTAGTGAACCCTGTGTTTTGTTTTGCCATTAATATATAAATGTAAAATAATTTCCCTAACAATGAAAGGAAGACATAACCCTAATTAAAGATTTGTTTATACATTTTCAGTGCTTCTTCCTTTTGACTAGAATAATCTACAATAGGGCATGGATAATCAATATGCGAATACTCCGGCAATTTGCATGCGCTATACCATTTGTGCACCGCATTTGGTTCCACGGTTGCCAACTCCGGTATCCATTTGTAAATATATTTCGCATTCGGGTCATAGTGCTCGCCTTGGTCCCACGGGTTAAAGATGCGAAAGTAGGGTTGCGAATCCGCCCCCGACCCCGCGCACCATTGCCAGTTCCCATTATTGCTGGCCGGGTCATAATCCACGAGCTTCTGCGCAAAATATTTTTCGCCTTTTTGCCAGTTAATCAGCAGTGTCTTGATTAAAAAGGTGGCAACAATAAGTCGCGCACGATTGTGCATATATCCGGTGGCATTGAGTTGTCGCATCCCTGCATCTACTGCGGGAAAGCCGGTTTGTCCACGGGTCCACTTGTCAAAATGGTTCGAGTTATTATGCCATTTTATTTTGTTGTAGCTGGGTTTCAAGGCGTGCCCGAGAACTTGCGGGTAGGCGCGCAAAATGTTGGCATAAAAGTCGCGCCAATAGAGTTGTCGGATTAAGCCGCTATGTAGCCCAAATCGCCGCTTAAATGTTTGATATACCTCGCGAATGGATATACATCCGAATTTAATGTATGCGGATAGCAGAGTGGTCTCTTTTTCTAAATCATTGTGAGTGTCGTTATACCTTTTTTGGGCAGTTGCGGCCTTGGCCAAGACAATGGTCGCTTGTTTTCTTCCTTCTTTGATTAAAAGATTGGGATTATGGTGATGATGACCAATAAATTTATTCGCCGCGGTGTCTAAGCTGATAGTGTATGTGTTGTCATTATTTGAATTGTTCACGAATTGCGTCACGGGGACAGAATAAGGAGGGTCTACCGGTTGTTTCAAGGCTTTAGTGTAATAAGGGGTGAACTTTTGGTATATGTCGCCTTGTTCATTGGTGACCGTGTCAGGTGGATGCAAATAGTAATCATATGCAATTTCAACCGTGACGCCGAGTTTGACACAAAGGGCGATGATTTGTTTATCACGGGTTAAAGCGTATGGGCTATAGTCCGCGTTAAAGCATACGTAGTCAATCCCACAGGTCTTCACAATGTGTTTGATAACGCGATTATTATCGCCGTAATAAGTGCGCAGCGAATTACCGGTTTGAGAGCGCAAGTCGCGCAAACACCCAATCATGAATTGTATGGCGTTAAATGATTTAAAGTCGTTCTTGTTAGTCACTTGTTCAGGAGTAAAAATAAAAATAGGAAGGATGCGATTGCATCGGGATTGACATAGGTTAAGGCCATTGTTGTCAACAGTCCTAAAATCTCTGCGAAAAATGAAGAGGCCTTTTTCAAATTGGGTAGTTGAGTTGTGCATCGTGGGGTGTCTTATTTATTGGTAATAATATTATATTTATATTTCACATTATATTATTGGATTGGATTGGATTAGATTGGTTTGGTTTGCGTTATGTATGTTATTCGGTGGTTTATGAAAACACACTAATCGTGCTTAATACTACTGTAGTCCCGGAATAATATGTAACTGCGAATTGTTGTAACACGTGATTGCCAGAAGCAATGGTTGGAATGGCGCTTGATCCGCCGTTAAATTTTAATGTAGCGGCGGATGCATTTGGAGTGCTAGTAGTGGACAATGTAACTGTGTTGGCATAATTTGTTGCGCTAACTGCGACATACGCGATGGTTACAATATATGATTGTGTAGTGCTGGTGATGCTTGGAACATTAATTATTCTTACTGTAAATGTGCTGGAAGAAACCGACGCAGGCAAAAAGAATACACCACCTGTGGTATAATTGCACACATATGGCGTTGCAGCAGCCCCGGTTGGCCCAACAACTTGTTCACTGATATTTCGCAATGAAGAAATGCCATTAATACTAACTGTATTATTAAAAGTAACTGGCGCGCTAAACGTGTTTACTGGATCGCCATTAATGGAGCTTACATTAATATTGCCTGAATATCCAGTTGGTCCATAATTAGACGAAGTTGGTCCAGTTACTCCTCTCCATCCAACATATATATTTGAACTATCAATGATAGTTTGAAATGTGTTTCCAGCATTTGCGCAGACAAACTTGTCTCTTATTTGAAAAGTGTTTGTTATATTGGCACCGGTCGCGCCAAACCCAGGAACTTGAACCGCCGGTAAGAACACATTGACCAAATTATTAAACGAATTCGCTACAGATGTGGTATAACTATTATTGTCATTATTTGTAACTACAGTAGAATATGGTGCATTGCCTAAATTGGTAGGCGAAATAATGCTTGTTGGTGGTTGGTTATTGCCGCTCATATAATATAATAGGGTATAAAATAATTATGCGTTATATTATATCATTTGTCATTTATCATTTGACGCGATATTAGAGAAGTAATTATTATATCTTTCTTATTTATCATGCGCATTTTATATATTTTGTTGAAATTATATAAAATAATATATGGTTCTCCAAATTTTTATGCAAACAAAATAAATGTTAAACGTTAAATGTCCAAGCTCACTGTATTCTTATCTGACTTTTGGCGCCGCTTGCTCTTCTTCGGCACATTAATCCCGCCCTGCAACTCTTTCAAATCTGAAATGCTAATTGTGCTGCTATCGTTATTATCTTTTGACATATCTAGCTCCACCCCTAAATCTAGGTCAAAGGCTCGGCGGTCGTCCTCATTTGCAGATGATTGCTGCATTGCAGCCGGCTCCTGGATATTAATCGTCTTGGTTTTCAGCCCCGACAAGATGTCGCTAATATCGCTCGGGCCTTTCATCTCCGCCCTTACCGGTCGTTTGCTTCGCTCGGCCTCTTGCGTGCCATAATTTTCGCGAATGTGAATGCCGTCGTTTTGCTGTTGCTGCTGTGCAAACACGCCCTTACCTATAGATTGGTCCGGCCGATTATTGCCTGGGCGGTTGCTAGAATTGATATGAGCAGCGCCAGGTCCATGCGTGGCTTGCGGCGCAGGCGGTCCTCGTCCCATGGGCACGCTAGGTTCAGGGTTAACGATGTTCTGCATAAATCCCGAAAATCCGGGGTTGCTATCGCTCATGCTATTCACGGCAGCGCTCTGGAAGTGCCGCATTAGGTCCGGGTTTTGGCGGAAGATGTCGTCCATACCGGGCATGGCAGTTTTAAACATGGTGTTGGTCATATGAACCATCATCGCGCTGCCGCCGAGCTGGAATAGCAGCTTGAGTTCAGGCGACATAGATGCTTTGGACTTGTATTTGTCATATAGCTCGCCGAACACTTCGTCGTAGTCGCTGATGTTTTCATTGATTTGGTCGCCCCATCCGTCTAACTTGATATCAAACGGGTCAAACCGACTATTTAAAAATTCTATACCATTGATAACGGCCATCATCATGTTGGCTTGAAACTTGACGGAGTTTTTCGCGGCTTTTTCTTCCATAATCATTTCATATTCCCCCTGCATTTCAAGGAGATTAGACTCCATAGAGTACTTTTTGGTGAGGTCTACGCCCTTCTTTTCTAAACTCTCCAACTTGCGAAGCACTTTGAACTTTTCGCGCAACATTTCTTCCTTTGTCATTTGAGGCCCGGAGCTAAACTGCTTGTCCGGGTTGACAGGAATGTTATTAAATTTGCTAAAGCCGTCCCATGTTTTGGTGTCGGTATACCCGTCCGCGGTTTGTTGGCCAACATTGGGTGATTCATTGAACCTGACATTAGGTTTGTCATCAAAGGAAGAACCACCGTGGTTATTGCTAGAACTAGACCCAAAGAGGTTGGACGAAAAGCTATGTCCAATACTGGGTCCCGGGTCGTCCACAAGGCCATTGAGTTCTTCTTCTAAATTATTGAGGTCATCAATATTGATGTCACTTTTCAGTTTGGAGTCGCGCTTGTCGTTCATCAAGAGTTCAAGCCCGCCGCCAAAACTTAATTTTTTATGAGAACCAAAGCTGTCCCCTCCCGAATCCATATTTAGATCAGATAATTCAATAATGTCATCCATTATGATTTATAAAGAAGATATATATTTAAGTATTACGAACTAAATATATATTATTTTTTTATTTCGCATTAATTTGCATTAATTTGCATTATTTCGCATTTGCAATATGCCATAGCCCTTGTAGAAAACAATCTGCTAAATCCGCTATCCCGTCTTTCTTCCTTTTTTGATTAATAAAGTCTGGCCAAACTGTTCCCACATATTGCGACCCCGAATTGATGATTTGTTTGCAGGTATGTATGCTCAAGTCTTTTCGGTCTTTGTAGTCCTCCGGCGCGCCCATATCTTCCGCAACGGCTATCCCTTTTAATTTATTGCTGGCATTCACAAATCGTATGCATATGCCGTCGTGTTTCATGATAAAATATTGGGAAATCATCCCTTGTATGGTTTTCATGCGTATAGCCATCGGGCTCAGCTGGTTCTCAATAACGACCTCGCATATGTCGGCAATGTCGTCTGCAAATAAGGTGTTAAAGTTCTCTTTAATATTTCTTCCTATT